TGGTTATGAGACCGCTTATTATAATGAGTACATTGCACCTACTTTAGAAGAGCAAGCAAATGAAGCGGCAGGATTAGATACTAGTACTGATACTAGCACAGATTTTGCAGTAGTAGACCCAGTTGAAAGTTTGACAGAAGTTTCTATCACTGGTGATGCTACAGTAGACGAGGCACTGAGAGATATAAATGAAAACACTTTTACGGAACCTGGTGGAATACTGGGAATGGATAATCCTTTCGAGGAGACAGCACCGTTTGAAGAAACGATTGCGGATACAACAGATGGCGATTTTGGCGAGGGAGGCGGAGATAGTCGAAGCACAGAAGAAACTGGTGGAGATGCACAAGAAGAAATCATAGAGATTGCCGCCCTTGAAGAAGAACAAGAAGAACCTGAAGAGAGGGAAGAGAGAGATGCCGAGGGAGAAAATGAGTCCGGTAGTGATGTGGACGAGCGAGTGGATGACAGTGGGAACGAAGAAGGTCCAGGGTCAGAACCAGACAATGAGTTGTCCGATAGTGAAGGAAGTTCCAATGAAGATAGCGAAGGGGATTCTGAATCCGGAAAGTCGGATAGCAAATCTGAAAAGAAGGAATCAAAAAGAGAGAAGTTAAAGAAAGCAGTTGCAAAGAGAGCAATGCAACTTGCAGATAGAATGTCAAAAGCAAAGAGTATTGAAATGCAACAAGCAGTTCAAGCACAAGTTCTTGCTTTGATAAATTTCGTTCCTGACTTTGCAAAGTATGGCGGGAACATAACAGGTGGTTACTATCCTGATGTTGGGGGATATCAAGATAGTCAACTACCAGAGAACAATAGGGGGTTGCGTAACGGTCTAGCACAGCAATTGTTGCACGAAAAGATGGTCGATATGCAATACGAAAGGGATTGATTAAATGAAGAAACTAATAGCAATATTGTTTCTCTTGTCAACAACTGCACATGCAGATATCGTTCAGAAGGGAAACAACGAAATGATTAAAGAATGTTTAGATGTGTATGGGTTTGATAAAACTCTACCTGTCGAACAACGACTAAACACATTTGATTGGAGAAGTGCGAGTGGTTGTGTATCTAACTTTGTAGTAGAGAAGCAACAAAAGAAAGTCGCAAAACAAAAAGAGTTCCTTGACCAGAATCCGTGGTTCAAGGGTAAGAACTGGAAATGGGTAGAACGAGCAGAATATACTTGTAGACACATCGATACACTACAAGGTTCATATGAAGTTTGTTCGAAACCAATTTACTTAAACTAGGGGGATAAGATGTCAGAACAAACAGAAATGGAAATCGCTGGTGTTAAGTTCAAAGGCGGTAAAATCTTTTTAGTACTCACTGCTTTATCCACCCTTGCTGGTGGTGCTTGGGCAACATTTGAGTTCTATAAAGATTATATGGATATGAAAGAAATCATTCAGAACATTGATACAACTGAAATTCAAAATCAGCAAGACCAGATTACAATTAAACTAGATGAGGCAATTGAATATACAAGAGATATTAAAAGTGGATTGAGAGATGATATTCTGTCAGTTGAAAAACAAGTTGACAGAATGGAAGATACAGTTCGTGAAACTGAAACAAAAGTTCGGGATATAGTTCAAGATGCTGAAACTCGCTTTGAGAACAAACGAGATGCACTTCAGAATGACTATGACCGTAAAGCAAATGATTTGAGAACTGCAAATGATACTCGCATTGATACTATGAAAAAAGAAAATGAAGACAAAATGTCTGCACTTGAGAGTAAAGTCGAAAGAGAACTTAAAGACCTAGAGACTAGATTAAATAAGAGATTGCAGAGGGCGTTAGATAACCCTCTAGCAAATTAGTATGCACCAACTAGTAGATAGTTATCGTCTACTTTATGGTGTATAGTTCTAGTTGCGAGATTAGTGGTCGCCGCATTATTAACGGTGTTAGGTGCGATGTTGTTTATGATAGCATTAGCACCTGCGCCGCTCTGACTTGTATTAGCATTTGCTTCTGCTTGCGCCTGTTGTAAACCTTCACCACTTCTGCGTGTAGGAATCAAATTTGGAGTTACTCTGTTACCTGGAGTTGATGCCATATCTGCCCGCATTGTTCTACCAGCATTGATAGCATCAATTTCTTCATCGGTGTACAACCAAGTAGGAACATCTACACCATCAATTCGTGTGGGTACTCTACCATCTGCGGTTTCTAGGTTTCTCCAGTTAAGTCCTAGTTCTTTAGCAATCTGTTTTGTTCTCGCCCACATCTCTTTTTTATTATAAGGGATTGTCAGATTACCCGTATCTAAAACTTGAGAATCCGCTGGTGTGCCTAAACTGCCACCTGATGATGCGGGTGCGGGAACTGGTGGTAATCCTGTAAGTGAATATTGTGCGGTGCTTCTCTCTGTAGGATTCGCAATCTGTGCGTCATTCTTCTGAATAAGATTTGCTTTAATTGGTTCTTGTCCTGGGACAGAATTCATACTTGCTCTAATCATTCTGGCGGCATTGATATTATCAATTTCTTCACCAGTTAATAGACTTGCTGGAACATTTATTCCGTTAATCTGTGTAGGTACTGTACCACTAGTACTCCATCCTGATATTTCTGATAGTCCCATTGCTCTTGCAAGCAATATTGCTCTTGTAGACTGTTCTTCTAAGTCGTATGGTAGAGACAAACTATCGAATGTGTTCGTTGTTGGTGGAGTTACAGTCGCCCCATGTACTTCTGCCGCTTGAGCATATAGTTGTTCTAATGTAGATGTGCCACCAGCATCTCCAGTATCTAATCCTAAATCTTCTGGAGTTGCGTAACCTCTAGTTGCAATTGCTTCATCTACTGTGTCTCCTATTTGAGGTGCGCTTGAACCAGCGGTAATACTGCTTCCCATACCGAGTGCTTCTCTAAGAGCGGCGATATTTTGAATTGCTTGGTTGTATTTAATATCACTTGATGCAAGTCCTTTGAATTCTACATCATCATCAGACCAAGGCCAAATTCCACCCTTAACAACACCACCCATGATTGCACTTTCGAGTGTGGGTACTGCTTTCATTAAGTCTTCTGCAAACTCTTCAAGTCCTAAATCACTACCATCAAATTTAAGATTACCTAAACCTGAAAGTGCGCCTCTAATTCTATCTAATGCATCTGCGCCAGTATTTAATTCGTCTGCTCTATCAGCAATCTTCATCATCTGTTCAACAGGACTTTCATTGCCTGTAATGAAGTTGAGAATAGCAGAACCAGCACCAACCAGTGAATCCACTAACTTACCTGCGCTGAATGCCATCAATCCTGCAGATATCTTACCCATAACAAGAACAAATTCATTTGCTTTACTTTGGTCTACACCTTCAGCATCAACAATAGAAAGAAGTGTTACTACATTTTTCTTGATTTTCTCCGCCCAGTCTTCAGAAGATGCAAACTGCGCTATAGCATTAGCACCTTCACCAAGAGCAAATGCCGCCATACCAAGACCCAGTGCGCCCATTATAATTGGGAACTCAGCAACATCAGTCATAGGAAGTTCTGTAACTTGCATGAGAGTTACAATATTATCTACAATATTTTGCGCCCACCCAGGACTTGCAAAATTAGCAAGTGCGTCACCTATACCAGCAACAGCACTACCAATACCAAATATAGCAATACCAGCGGCAATCGGTGCCATCTTTAATGGGAATTTTATAGCATCAATTAAACTAACGGAATCGTTTATTCCTACTAAAGTTACTACATTGTCTACGATATTCTGCGCCCAACCTGGACTTGAGAAATTAGCAATTGCATCACCTATACCAGCAACAGCACTACCAACACCAAATGCCGCTAAACCAAGAGCGATAGGTGCCATCTTTAACGGGAATTTTATAGCATCAACAAGCGACACTTGTTCATTCATTCCGACTAAAGTTACTACATTGTCTACAATATTCTGTGCCCAAGCAGGATCGGAAAAGTTTGCTATTGCTGAACCTAATCCTGCAATAGCACTACCAGCACCAAAAAATGCTAACCCCACACCTAATGCGGCAAGAGTTGCAACTGTTTCTGCGGTATCTACTAGTCCAACTTCATCTGCAATTGATACTAGATTGATAACATTTTGCTTTATTGTGTCTGCCCAATTTGGGTCCATGAAGTTTGCTAAAGCAGAACCTAATCCAACAATAGCAGAACCAGCGCCGAAGATTGCTAATGCGGCACCTAATGTAGTAAGAGTTGCAACTGTTTCTGCGGTGTCAATAACAGATACTTCCTCACCGATACTAGTAAGAGTTACAACTTTGTCTTTTACTTTGTCTGCATCGAAGTCTAAGAAACCAGCAAATAGACCAATGAGTCCACCGATAGCACCACCAATGAGTGCAGATTTCCAACCCATACCGCCTGTGCTTGATTTATCGGCAGGTCCTCCTACGATGGGAGGTCCGTCACCACCACCTGCACCTGCCTCTCTAGTTTTTTCTGTTGCTTGAGCGGCACCGAATGCATCAGGTGCCAGTTCTTGTTGAATGGCAGACAAAAGTTCGACCATCTGATGATTAAGAGCATATATCTGATTAGTGTTCTCAGAAATGTTTCCTAGTAACTCTGATTGAGATACATTCTGTTTAGAATTATCACTTCTCAGTGCTTCTACTGCATCATTGAGACCACTTAGTGTGTTTGTCTTATCAGTTGAACCTGGTCCTTGTGTCGCCATTCTTCTCTACCTTTACTTCTTCTTATCAGCGTAAGCATTCGCCCCAAAGTAGGCGGCAACCAATGCCGAGATTGCAACGAAGTAAGTAGGGGCGATATCCCCAATAATACTTGCCGCTTTATCTTGTCCCAATAACGAAGTAATTAGTATCGCCGCTGGATATAATAGCATACCCAATAGTGCGAACCATGTCATCATTCTCATAGCATCTCTTCTCGCATCTGCATCTTCAAGTTCTTTGCGTCTGAACTCCATGTACATTTCATGCTCTTCAGCAGTTACCTGTCCATCTCCGTTCGTATCAGCAGGATGAAAACCTGCCTTTTCTATTTCCTCTCCCATATAAAACCCCTTTTAGTTTATCGTCTTGCTTTTGCTCTTTCATTTTCTTCTTCAATAAACTGGGTTAATAGAGTGACATAAACTTCCCTCTCCCATGGCATCATATTTTCCAATTCTGTCAATGAGTATTTATGATGTTGCATCAATGCAAAATTGGTCTTCATATAGTTCACCATGTCATCATGTGAGAGGACTAAACTAAAAAAGACTGCAACCCAGTAATTACCCTTTTCTGTTCTACATTACATTTGCTACATGTGTAGTTCACTTCTTTCTTTACTGTAGGTAATCCAACAAAGAAGTTTCTAATCATAGCAAACTGTGATGTGGTCATGCTTTCTAAAAATGCTTGTAGTTCTTGCTTAGATGTTGTACTCATATCATACACATTTCCATCTGCTTCAATACTTTCAATACAACTCCCTAAGAAAGTGAAGTTGTCTTCAACTTGCTCTAAGTTTTGAATTGCTTCTAAGTTTGATAGAGTAGGAAACTTCATGTTTACTACGACACTTTCACTAATCTTTAATTGCTGTTGTGGTAAGTCTTCTTTAGAATAACCAACCTCTGCGAGACTAACAGACATTTGTGTTAATCCTGTACATTCTTCATCAATGCATTTTAGACGAAACTCTACATTTTCACCTACTGATTTTTCTCTAAGTCGTAGAAAAATACTTTCTACTTCAAAGATTGGAAGTTTATCTACATCCACTTGTTCAAATGTGCAGTTTCTTATAATCTGCTTCATTGCATTGACCATGTGTTTTTGGTCTTGTTCTTCCATCGCCATTAACAGAATTTTCTGTTCTTTGACGAGAAAAGGTCTAAATTTGATTGTATCACCATTATATAATGTCAAGTCATATTGTGGTGTATCAAGTCTTGGTAGTGCCATTATGTTTTCTCCTAGTTAATAATTAAAATTCTAATTTTGCAGATAATCATAAATTGCTTCTGCTTCTCTTGCCGCAACCATTGCCCGAACTGCTTCTGGGTCAAAACGCCCGTTTCTAATATTATCCAACGTAAATACTCCAGTGGATGCATTATAATTTATATTGTATGGCATATGTTCTTCTGCACCTTGTCTTCCTATACCATATGGTCGTGTTGTCTCTTGCCAAGTTCTATATTGCATAGAAACATTAAGTCTTACTACATCCTGACCTGCCGCTGTGTATGCAACTTCAGCAACAGTTTTGGGATATGCTTCAATGAGTGTACACTGATATCTTGCTCTAATATCTCCACCTGTTGAGACTGCTCCGGTACCTGCTTCATCATATCCAGTAGGACCTCTTTCTCCTTCTGTTGAATCCAATGCTAAGATGTGAACTTGAGTTGTATATTCATTATAGAAATTCACATGTCCGGTTCTTCTATCAAATATACTGTTCTGCCATGTGTCAAAAAATCTTTTAATGAGATAGTCTCTATCAACATAGAACGAAAAGTTTACTGGAGTGTAACTGCGACCATATGGCATTTCTCTTCCTGGACCATAAACTTTATTCAGTTTAGTGTCAATATTGAGTGCTGGCATCTGTGCCGCCTCACAATAAAGAGATGTTAGTTGTTGACCGCCTTGCAGATTTGTGGTCGTGCTATTATTATTTCTCTGCCAGAAATCTGCGCTCCAAGGATTACTCACACCATTGTCCGATGCTAGAGGACCTCTAGGTAAATCAAACACGACCATATATCTGTTTGATTTTGCAAGTCCCGCACTTTTGACCTGTGCTAAAAATTTACTGATTGACATTATCGTTGCCTCATTTTTCTATTACTATCTAAATACACCTGTTGTTTATTCTTACCAACAAACATTTCAGTTGGAAGTATAGTTGCAGTAGTCCAATCTTCAGGTTGAATGAAAAGATATTTTCCTTTAATTCTACTTTTGACATAACGCTTGACAGATGGTTTAACTTCTCTAAATCTAGCAAAGTTACTTAGTATGCCCCAATCTGCACGAATTTTTGTTTGTATGTCTCCCTCACCTATTTTGAAACTACTTAATTTCTCTAAAAGAATAATTCTACTTACAGGATGTAAATAGTGAAAATTGATAGCAGTGATATGTGAACTCTCTACATTAAAAGGAAGTATCAATGGAAATCTATCGTAGTATGGTAATGCAGGTGTTCCTTTTCCAACAGGATTTGAATAGTTGATAAGATACATACGACCAGGTAACATTCTACTTGTCATGTTGTCTGCATATTCTTGCATGAACCTTTGACCTGTGTATGCAGTACCCACAAGTTCTTTCACTTGTGCTTGATACCACATTACAGATTTGCGCTGGTCTGCCGACCTGCTTCTGATTTCTTCTAATACTTTAATCTCTGCCATAATAGTATTTATGTCAGTTTAGGTGGTCTTCTGTGAGAATTATGAAATCCCAGTTTCTATCTTGTGCATACTCGCTTGCCGCTTTCCACTTAGCGGAGTTGACACCCCAATTTTTTACTTCAGAGAACCAGTTGCGAGTTTTCTTTTTGGGGTTTGTTGCGGGTGCTTTTGTATACTTCTTAGGTTTAACTTCTACAAGATATGATTTTAATTCTCCGTCTTTAGTTTTAACCTGAATATAAAAGTCTACAAAGTATCTATGAATTTTATTGTCGAGCGGAGACACATAAGGTATGACAGTCTCTTCACTACCCCATTTTATAACATCTGGATTCAAGTCGCACCACTTCATTAGTTTTCTCTCCCACAAAGAGCGATAAATAATGTTAGATGGATTACCTTGATATTTCTCCTTGTTGACCGGAGAGTATCTTCCTTTGTATGCCATACCGAAAACTCTTATAAATAATGTTTGTAACTACTATTTATAGGGAACCTATAGGATACATCGATGACCACACAACTAAATGACAGATTTAATTCACAGACCTTACGGGGAACTACTGTTGCATCTGAACCTGCTAAGACAGGTCATCAGTACGGCAGTCAGGGACTAACATACCCTATAGATATGGGTATTGATGCTACAACAGAAATGGATAATCATATTATATTCGATATCTATTTCGATGATAGTTCAAGTTTTCAACTTTCTGGTGTATCCGGAGAACCTAGAGCATGGAAAGGTCACTCTGCTATCATAGGTAATGATTTAACAGGTGCTATAGGTAATGCGGCAGACACAGTTGCAGAAGGAGCAGAAGCGGCAGGTGTGAATAATGCTCTTTCTAGTATTGCGGGTCAGGCGGGTGTGGATGCTGACACTCAAAACTCTGTAATGCAAAGTATTGGTAACTTTACAAACGGAGCAACTGGTGGCGCACAAAGTCTAAAAAGACTTACATCACAAATTGCTTTAGCGGTTCCTAATACATTCACTTCTTCATCTCAAATCAATTATCAAGAAGCAAAGATGGGTGCTGTTGCAGGACTTGTAGCAAGATTAGGTAACGGTAATATGGCAAGTGAAAGTATTGGTGAACTTGTAGGTCAAGGTGCTAGACTTGCTATGGAAACTGCAAGCGCACTTCCTGATGCATTTGGTATGAACTTACAGAATATTATGGAAGTGACAACAAGAAGAGTTCAGAACCCACACATCGAACAACGATTTGAAAGTGTGTCGTTTAGACAGTATACTTTTACATATGAATTCGCCGCAAGAACTAGACAAGAACAAGAAGCGATAGATAATATTATTAGAACCTTTAGGTTTCATATGCATCCAGAACTGATACCTTCAGGTCTTTATTTTGATTATCCTTCTTTGTTTGATATTTCAATAATGTTTGGACAAGAAGAAAACAGATACATCAATAAGATAAGCACTTGCTACTTGACAAACTTCACAACAAACTATACTTCAACAGGCGTATTTGCTACAACTAGAGACGGTATGCCAACAGAGGTTCAATGTACTATGCAGTTCCAAGAAATCGAACCAATGCATAAGCATAGAATTGCGGAGGGATACTAATGAGTTACTTTGAACATTTTCCTACGATGCTATATGATTTTACAAAGCAAGGTTCGTCTACACCAAATCTGATTGTAGTAAAAGATATTATTAGAAGAGTAAAACTTAGAAGCAGATTTGCAAATAATGTGTTTGCATATGATGAGTATGATATTAAAGAAGGTGAGCGTCCTGATATTTTAGCACATCAATTTTATAATTCAAGTAAATTTGCTTGGATTCTTTTAGTCACAAATGAAATACATGATATTCATAACGATTGGCCTCGCACTGAGCGTGAATTGAAAAAACTTATTGATAAAAAATATGGTGGTATGGGTCCTTATGCTGTTAATGGTACTAGCAACAGTTCGGGAATGCACAACGGATTAAGTGGTTGGTGGGCACCTCTATTCTTAACAGAAACAGATGCTAAGAATTATCACAGATTAAAGATGAATGGAGAAGGACTTGCTCATACACATACATTCGTTGAGTTTCCTAGCACCACATTTTGGATGCCAGGTAATTATGGTATGGGTCATGCTATGTCAACCATTCAAAGTGATTTGTATAGAGTGTGGACAACCAACTCAGGACCCGATGGAATTCATCACTATGAGCGTCCACAATTATCAGGTAACACAGATAATGTAATTATAACTACAAGTAGTACATACGAAACATATCCTTCTCCTGGAACAGTACAAGTTCTAAATTCTACTGCTATTACTAATAGACAATATGAAGAAAGAGAAAATGAGAAGAAGAGAAGAATTAAAGTTTTGAGAGCAAACTTAGTTCATGAATTCACACAAGAATTCAAACAATTGATAAAGGCGTAAATCATGGCGGTTAAAGGCGGCGGAGAAGTAGAATTTCTTGCTTTGCACATGTTTCACAGTGATATAAAAACAGTTGAAGAAGCAAAGGCAAGTGACCAGTATTTAGATTTATTAAGTGTATATGCATCACTGCATATTAACGAGAGTATATTAACTCCGTTTCAGACTGGTCAAATTCTATTGAATGATAGTAACGATATACTTCCTGATTACCCAATTGCGGGTGGTAATATATTTCACTTTGTTTATAATCTATTTGATGGTCCTGCAGAAACAGAAATCGATGTTTGGTTTCGTGTAGTATCAGTTAAAAATATTGTTATCAATGAAAGAAAGCAAGGTTATACGCTTCAGTTAATTAGTGAAGATGGTTGGAAAAATATGCACACCTGTTTGCAGTCTGCTTTCAAAGGTGAACCGTCAGAAATTATTGAAGAAATTTATACAGAACACTTGAATGTTGGAGACAAGCAACTCATTGTTGACAAATCATTAGGTAATTTGAAGTTTGTTTGTCCTCATTGGAGACCATCACAAGCAATTAAGTGGGTTGAGGGTAAAGCACTATCACCAGAAAATGATATGCCTTCATTCTTCTTTTTCGAAACAATGAAGGGTTTTAGATTTATATCTACAGATACTTTATTAGATAAAGAAAAAAATATAGTCATTACAGACTTGATGGCACAAGTAGAAACTGAACGACCTGGAGGTGCTATAAGAAAAGGGTTCTTATACAAGATTCCTGGTATCCCTGTTCAAGGTTCAGATGGTAGACCTCAGTCTGGAACGACAGGAACAGAATCCGCACAGAATGTTGATGACTTTAGAATATTAGAAAGACAACCCATAGGTAAAGATATCATTGATGGGTTTATTGCAAATAAACATATTACAGTTGATATCTTCAATAAAGAACTTATTACAGAAGAATTTTATTATCATGATGATTTTGGTAAGTTTAAGAGATTAGCATCTAAAAAACACTATGATGCTCCTAGGGAACCTATACCTACAGATTTGAGAATAACTATGTCACCTAAACACGAAAAACTTCATACTGAAGGTGGTACAGGAGATAGAACTTTATATGCTGATGATTATGCACCTTGGAGAAGACACATAACTAAACAGATATCGGATGAGGTTATTGACAACTTTGAAGTACCAGGCGCACCAATCATAGAAGCAGGTCGTTTGTTAGAATTTAATTACCCTGCAGTTAGAAAAGTTGATGACCCTAATAGAGTATACAATGAAAAGTATTCTGGACTTTATATAATTAGAGATGTTGTACACACTTTCAGACCTGTTGTCAACACCACTACTAGTTATAAAGTAGACATGAATATCGTAAAAGATGGATGGAACGAATAATGCGTAGTTTTAAGAGTTTAAGAGAAGAGATTACTAAGAGAGACTTAGATGGTATTGAAAAGTTTGCAGATAGATTATTTTCAAAAGTCGGTATCGATGTTGAGTTCACTAGACATTTTTTAGATAGAGTAAATGATGAGCGTAACAAGAAACAGATTACTACTGCAGAACTTACGAGATTATTTAAGCAGACTTATAACAAGCATGGTAAGAAGATTCCGCAACTTGGTCCGGATGCTGAAGCAGTTTTGAAGGATATGCAAACTGATATAAATATGCCATTCGTACTCAAGTGGGATAAAGGTACGCAAGAGTTTGAACTTGTAGCGAAGACTATCATGCGTAAAAAAGGTTTTGCTACAAGTAACCAAACACTTACAGTATAAATAAGTTAAAAGGGAGAGACTTACACCTATGGGTAACTATTTTTTCAACGATGAGAGAATGAACATTGCGAGAGGTTTGCTTAAAGGTGTAAGCAATATTCACAAGTTTGGTGCTGTTCCCTCAATGGCAGTAAACACAACTGGTTCTGTGTGGGATGTTAGTGATACATTATATCCTTGGTCATCATTCTCATCTGCATCTGCAGTCACAGTAGATAGAGCAAACGCAAGCGATGCGAATAAAGTCATCACTATTATTGGACTAGATGAGAACTATGAAGCAGTCACAGATACTTGCACACTCACAAACGCAACAGGTAATACAACAGACGGCGGAACAACATTCATTCGTGTCTTTAGAGCATTCGTATCTACAGGTGCAACAAATGTAGGTAATATCGATATCAAAGTATCAACAACTATTGTTGCAAGAATTATCGCTGATATGGGTCAAACACTCATGGCGATTTACACAGTACCAGCAGGATACACAGCATATCTAATGAGAGGTATTATGACTGTTGCCGCAAATGCTGATGCAACAGGTAACATGTATGTCAGATATTTCGGACAAGATGCGTTCAGAATTGGTCACACATTCGAAGTATCAGGAACAGGCGGACTATACGATTATGAATTTTCTGTTCCTCAAGTAATACCAGAGAAATCTGATATTGATGTTCGTGCAACAGTTCGGTCAAACAATGCGAGAGCAACAGCGGCATTTGATATTATACTCAAACAAAACTAAGAGGTAGATTATGAAGAATTTTATGGGGTTCGATGGGTTCATCTGGTGGATGGGTGTCGTTGAAGATAATAATGATCCAGAACAGATGGGACGAATCCGATGCCGAATATTTGGTATACACACCGAAGATAAAGAAATTTTACCAACAGAAGATTTACCTTGGGCGATGGTTATGATGCCAGCAACAGGCGGTTCTGTTTCTGGTGTTGGACAAACACCATCAGGACTTATGAACGGGTCTTGGATTATGGGATTCTTTAGAGATGGAACCGCATGTCAAGAACCTGTTGTTATTGGTTCGTTCCCTGGTGCACCTCAAACACGACCTAATACATCACTTGGATTTGCAGACCCATCGGGACAATTTCCTAGAGAAATTGAAGAACCAGATGTTAATCGTCTTGCAAGAGGTTTAGATACTGCGACACCTTTTGTTGATAGACGAAATGCAATTCAGCAAGTTCATATATCAGAAGGTGTTCCTGGAGAAATTGTAGCGACAAGAAGTCCATATGCGGCACCTGATGGTTCTGTGACTTATGGTCCAAAAGAAATACCATGGAGTGATGAAACTTGGGTTCCTCTTAATCCAGCAGATGTATACGCACCGAGATATCCATACAATAGAGTACAAGAAACTGAAAGTGGACATGTTATTGAATTAGATGATACGCCAGATGCAGAAAGAGTTGTTATTCAGCACCGCACTGGTACATTTGTAGAGTTGCATCCTAATGGGTCATTACAGATTTTTTCTGCAAATAGAGGTGAAGTTATAATTGATGAACATCTTAACATTGAAGCGATGGGACATGTTCAAATATTTTCTCATGACAAAACAACAGTGTATGCTAACAAGAATATCGATATGGAATCTAAAGAAGATGTTCGTATTAAGTGTAAGAACTTCAGAGTAGAAGCAGAAGATACGATTGTTGAAATTGCTGGTAATAAAATTGACCTCGATTCCAAGTATGTTGATATCGATGGTTCTAAGCGAATTGACCTTAACTAATGGAGAGATAAAATGGCAAGAGCGAAAATGGGTACAAGTACCTACATTCACGAACCTGTGAAAAAGAAAACATCGACAAGTGGTAAGAAGTCGATGGTGAAGTTTGCTTCTATGAACAAAAAGAAAAAAGCAAGTTATAAAGCATACAGAGGACAAGGTAGATAATACATGCCTGGTGTAGTCAGAAAAAATGATGTTCATGTAGGACACTCATCTCCTACACCTAATCCGTTTCACAAAACGAAGTATGTGGGTGGGTCTCCTGACACTTATGTAAATAACAGAAATGTAATAAGAATAGGAGATAAAACATCATGCACCGACCCTGCAAAAGCAGGTTCGCCTAATGTATATTGTAATGGAATTAAAGTTCACAGATTAAATGATGCAACTGGTGGGCATGGGTCGTGGGTACCCAACGCCGCCGCATCTGCATCAGAAGATGTTTTTGCAAATGATAGACCAGGTGCTGAGAAATTCACATTTGATTTCTCAACAACGGATCCAATT